TAAAGATTCAGGCATTGGCTTGGTATCAGGTTTCAGCCCTTCAATTTTGAAGAGTGTATTGCAAGGTGAGATTTATTCTCCTGAGCAATTGATGCTTGATACTGTGGGCACTGCGCGGTATTCCTGTATTGGAGTTGAATAAGATTCGGAGGTTGGTGGCACCTTGGCAACAGAAGCCACCACAATTTTTATTATGGTCAGAAAATGTATAAAAATGGAAAAAGAAATTAAAATATTAGGATATCAACAATATCATGAAACAGCACAGCAAATGTTGACTGAATCACCAGAAATGCAAAGATTTATGTTCTTTGGTAATGAACTACATGCCTATGGTTTTTCTACTAGGGCAGAAACAGAAGATAATATCTATTGGGGCTGTCAGAGTAAGAAACCAATGTTTGAGAATAACAAATTGTTTTATAAATCTGAAAATGTTTGTGGTGCTAGTTTTGATAAGAAATCTAAATCTTTAAAGATTTGGTTTAATCAATCATTTACAAAACTTACACCTGAAATATCAGAAGATATACTTGATTACTTTAAGTTAGATTGGTATAAGAATATGTCTAATGCTCTTAAAAGTTTAATAAGTAATGGTTTACTTAATAGAATGATTAAGGGTAAGATTACAAATCCGGATGATTTCATCAAGGCTTATATTAAAATAAGTCCTTTTAGAAATTTGGATATATCACCAAGATTATTCTATCTAACATTTCAAGATGAAAATGCACCTTCACCAAGAGCATTAAGAAGAAAGTTAGAACAATCCACTGATGTAAACAAGGCTATGCAAATGTTATCAAAGGGTTTATCTCCTTCATGGCATTTTGATGATTTATACCAACAAGCACAAATGCTTAATAGAAAAGTTAATCCTGCTTGGTCTGAAAAAAGAAGACATGAAGTTCATGCTCAATGGACAAGAGAGATTATGGAAATCAAAGTAAAAAGAATGAAGCAGAAAGAATATGAATATTCTCTCATTGACCTTCCAGAAGGTGTTCATTTGATTTCTAATAACTATGAGCTTTTTGAAGAAGGTAGTATTATGAAACACTGTATCTATTCTAATTATGAATATAGAATTGAACACAAACAGTATTTTGCATTAAGGTATAATTACAATGGTGTAAGAGCAACAGTTGGTTTAAAAGTTGATTCATATTATGATGGTGTTACAGCAGTACCAAAATTGGTTATTGATCAAATGTATGGTATTGGTAATACTTCAGTAGATCCTGAACATAGAATACGTATGGAAGAATGGATAAACCAAAGTGAAGTTCAATACCACTTTATGAATGAAGTAATCAAACACAAAGTATCAGAGCCTGCCGGTTTTTTATAGCCGGCAGTTTTTAATTATTTAAGTATATGAATAGAAAAGAATTAAAAAAGAAAATAGCAAGATTAGAAGAAGAAAGAAAAGAAATTCTTTATTCTGATTACAAAGGAAAAGATGCTGAGTATGCAGGAATTGCAATATCAGATATAGAATTTAAAATTGTTGCTCTTGAAGACCAACTTGACTTTGAAAACAGAATGTTTCCATTTAAAGTAATGCTTTATGGATTTATAGTTGCAAGTTTTGGGTTACTTACATGGGCATTTTTAGTAAGAAAGTAGTATGAAAAGTATGATTTTAGTGGCAAGCTTATTAAGCTTTGTAAGTAGTGATGTATATTCACAATCAATGACGGGTCTTTCAAAGAGTGAAAGAAGATTTGTAAAAAATGTAATTAAAGTACAAAATGAAAAACCTGTTGAAATAACAAAGAGGATTGACAACCATATTGTTATTGAGTTTAAATCAACAATGGTTGTCTTAAAACCTGATGGATTTATTGGTGAAACATGGATCCTGGAAGATGGTGACTGGCTGAGTCTTGGAACAGCAGAAGAAGCATATTAATTAATAACAAACAAAAATGGCTAGAAAAGCAGAAAAAACAGAAAAACCAAAGAGAGTTTACAGAAAAAAAACTGATGCAAAAACTCCTTTAAAGAGAGAACCTAAAACTCCTTATAATTGGAGAAAACATCTAAAGCAACAACCAGAATTAGATGTTCAACCACAACCACAGTATGATGGGCCAGAAAACCATCCAGAATATCTTCGTGCAGAAGCTGCAGTACAGAAAGATCTTATCTTTGCTGAGTTAGATAGATGGATTGCAAGATTCCCAGATGCTCTAAGAGGTCTTCAAATGGAAGCAGGTGCAATTACACCTGATGATGTTATGTACCATTTAGAATTGATTTCTAGAATACTTAAAAATAAGTATGAAGAGAAACAAGTAATTATGTAATTACCCTTGCGTGTACCCTTGAACGCATTAAGTAGATAAAAGGTATGATAGTCTACTTACTTGGTCCCATAGCTCAACTGGATAGAGCACTACCCTTCTAAGGTATAGGTTATAGGTTCGACTCCTATTGGGATCACTATTGTTTAATTTAAATTTATGATTATGAACTGGTTAGGAAAAATGTTCAAGAAAAAGAAAAAGAGTTACAATACAGATTGTAACTACAAACTACTCATCATTGATGAGAAAGAAGAATTATTACATAAAATCTTTGGTATTGCTGAAGAAAGATGTGAGGAATTGACTACAGTTGCTATTGAAGCATACAAGAATAATGATCATTATCATTCTACATTGGTAGATGTGATTGATCATTGTAAGCATACTAATGAAGTTGTCTTTGCTACATTAATAACTCAAAAGGTTGTTGATAGATTTCAGTCTAAAGAGAAAGCATTGTCAATGCTTAAAGACATGTTTGGTAATGGATAGATATACTATTACGTCTGTCTTAGGTTTTAAACTTAAGGTAGACATCCGGGATAAAGATGGAAATGTAATTCCTTCCGGAGTAAGAAAGACAGTGTATCCTATTGAGATTGCAGAAAGAGTTAATGTCAGATTATTTGATAAAAGATTCTTTACTACATTCAATGAAGGTTTACTAAATAAAGTAAGAGATCACAAAACTCTAAATGATTAACAATGAGGATAAGTGTTACTTATGATGATACTGATGTAGCAAAAGCATTCAGTAAGATCATCAAAGACCCAAATGCTGAGGAGTTTGTTAAGTTACTTACTCCTATGATTTGTACAAGTCAGCAAGGAACTGAGTATTTCTTCAAGCTTATGTTAGGTAATAAACTACCTGATCTAATACCTGATGGTACTTTATGCAAAGTACCTGTAGCCAGTCTTGGTTATGGTAGTAATAAAGAAGCTATCAGAGAGAAATTTGCTGATGAAGATGGTAAAGTAGTTGTTACTGTAAAAGAATTTAGAGGCTTTCATGAGTATAGTCAATATCATATTGAGTATACAGATGTTTTAGACAATGGTGCTACAAAGAAAGATAGTACCTATGTTCAAGCAAAAGACTTAGAAGTTGTTGAAGAGTTTTAAAAAAGTGTATCTGTTGATATACTTTTCCTGACCAAATGATACGGGGAAGAGAAATCTTCCCTTTTCATTGTTTAGCTATATAGTGCTAAATTTTATTGGTTTAAACCATCAACTTCTTTATAAATGCTCTATATTTATCTGCATATTTATATGCCGGTAATGTTATATCAACTCCCTAACGGGAAAGTAATTCACCTCACTGTGGAGGAATATCTAGATCTTACAGATGAAGATGTACAGTACCTCATGTCTATAGACTATGGTGAACATGTTAGGGATCCTTTTACTGGGTCAGCCGTTGACCAAAATACCAAAGAAAAATATTATGACTTTGAATTCCTATCTCAGGATGATGAAGACATAAATAATATCATATCGGATGACATCCCTTTTGATGATATTATTGATTTATCAAGTGATTTGGATATATAATCTTTAGGATTATACACTTTTTGCCAGAGTGAGTAACTGGCATAATAGTATCTACTCAAAACATCTATTTATTTATTTATTTATTAATTTTTTAAAACTAAAGTTATGAACTCTAAAGTTTTTGTAGTAGCAGATGAAACAAATGCAGTTATCAATGTTTCTGAAAATTCAGATTATGGTTATGTACGTGTACAACAAACTAGAACAATGATTGATGACAATGGATTTGTCCGTAGAAAAACAATTAGTGCATTGATGCCAGGTCTTGTAGAAGACTTGAAAGCAATGAACCTTTATGGTGGTCAAGCACTAGATGGTAAAATTGTTATTGAAGAGGCATTGAGCCCTTTTAACAAGAAGAACCCAGAGCGTGATTTGAAAATTGCAGGGGAAACAGGGATTGTTTGTACCCTTGGTGGTCTTCCAATCTACCGTAGAACCAAATTTACTTTTAATGAGTCTACACAAGATTCAACAGTAGATCATGATAACATTGATGAGCTACGTGCAGCATATGCAGCACAAGCTAGCAATGCGGCTGTACAGCCAAATGAGGATTTCTCTATTGAGGGATAATATCTCAAAATTTAGAGGGGGACACTAATGTCCCTCTCTATTTTTATTTCTGAATTTAAAAATTGTATGATTAAAATGGAAAAGTTAAAACAACAGGTAAGAGATTACCAATTACATGCAGGTAAGACCTACATGCAATATGAACAAGATAAGTATTCAGCTTATCAAAACTATCTTTATAAAAGAGCACTCTATGGTCTAGAAGCTCTTAATCAAGAAGAACTTGCTACTATGTGTAGCAGAAAAAAACAAAGAATTGTTAATGTATACAAGAGAGCTCAAACTGTTTTAAATATTGCAAAACAGAAAGCTACAATACATTACACAAATTTTATCTTTAAAACATTGTTTCCTAAAAGCCCATTAACTCAGATGTTAATAGACTCTTCTGAAACAGATGAAAAGTTTAAGAACACTTTAACTTTTAAAGATTTAAATATAGGTAAAGATGATATTATCACTATCTTTATTAGTGAAGGAATACTTCCACAAAACTTTTTAAGTTTAAAGGAAGCTCCGGTAACATTACCTAGATTAAAAAATGCAGAAAAAGCTTAAAGAATGTGATGGTTGTAATAAATTAACTATCATATGGAAGAACCATGAGGGGTTCCGGTATTGCAAACATTGCTGGAGTTGCCACAAAAGCAAAGATAATACTGAGTTACAGAAACCAACAAGTTCTGGAATCTCTCAGGTTTCTTCTAAAAGAAAGAAAAAAGACCAAGAATACTTAAAGCTAAGAGAAAGATTTCTAACAGAGAATCACTTATGTCAGGTTGTTGTATCTGGTTGTACTAATGGTGCAACTGATATACATCACACATATGCTGGTGCAAATAGAGAAGCCTTTTACTTAGTACAAAGTACTTGGAAAGCAGTTTGTAGGAATTGTCATGATTGGATTCATGCACATCCTGCAGAAGCTAGAATTATGAATTGGTTAAAATGATTTTAAAAAGTATGATTATGAGTTCAAAAATTAATGTTAAGTACAGTAAAGACTACGAGAAATTTAAATTTCTAGATAATAATAGGATATTAAATCCAGGACATGTTCAAACAATGATTGAAAGTGTCCGTACTATGGGTGTAATTAGACCTGTAGTATGTATTGAAACAGATGTTATATCTGGTAAAAAAGAAAGATACATCACAGATGGTCAACACTTGTTTACTGGATTAGTAGCAGAAGGAGCAGAGATTCCTTACATTGTTTTAGATGTAGATGATGAGATAGAATTAGTTGTCAAAATGGCAAAAATGAATAATTCATCTAAATCTTGGACATTGATGAATTATGTGAATGCCTTCAAACCTTATTTACCTGACTATCAGAAACTACACAAGATGAGAAACCAGTATAATATTGAGCCATTGATGTTGGCTGCAATATGTACTCGTGGTACATCAGCTGTAGTATCTGGATCTAAATTGATCAAGTCTGGACATTTTAAGATTACCAATCCTGAATCTCATGACATGGCAAAAGCCTTTAATGAGTTTTTCTTAAGAATTGGTAGAGCAGACAGATGGGTTAAGCATCAATTCTTACAAGTATTTATGAGAGCTTGGGGTACATATGATCATGAAAAGTCTTTACAGAATCTTGATAAACATATCAAGACTATTAAAGCAATGAGTGATACATGTGCTGCTGAAGCCTTTATTAGTAAAAACATATTTAATCTTACAAAATGACAAAAGATGAGATTCAAGCAAAAGCATTAGAATCTACTAAAAATAAGATCAGATGTGGTGTGGTGTTAGGTACCGGGGTTGGAAAGACCCTGGTAGGCCTAACACATATAGAGCAAAACTCTACTCAATTGGATAGAGTACTTGTTGTTGCACCAAAGAAATCTATTTTTCAGTCCTGGAAAGATGATGCTGAGAAGTTTAGCATGGATCATCTTTTACAGAGAGTAACATTTACAACTTATCTAAGTCTTAGCAAGCATAATCCTAATGATTATGAGTTGGTTTATCTAGATGAAGCTCACAGTCTACTAGACAGTCACAGAAGTTTCTTGGAAAATTACAAAGGTAGAGTACTAGGTTTAACTGGTACTCCACCTAAGTATAAAGATTCTGAAAAGGGTCGTCTGGTAGCTGAGTTTTGTCCAATAGTATTTAATTTTGGTGCAGATGATGCTATAGAAAATAAAATACTCAATGATTATCAAATCATTGTACATCAGCTTCATCTAAGCAATAAGAATAATTACATGGTTGAATCCAAGGGAAAGAAATTCCCTACTTCAGAAGAAAAGAATTATTCATATTGGGGCACCCGTATTGATACAGGCTCAGGACCTACTCATATATTGAGAGTTATGAGAATGAAAGCAATGATGGAGTATCCTACTAAAGAAAAGTATGCAAAGATTTTATTTGACTCTATAGATAGTAAGTGCATTCTATTTGCAAACACACAAGCACAGGCTGATAAGCTTTGCCCGCATAGTTATCATAGTAATAATAATACTTCTGAAGAAAACCTTCAGATGTTTAAAGATGGTCAGATTACTAAACTCTCAACTGTATTGCAGTTGAATGAGGGTGTAAATATTCCTAATCTTAAGCAAGGTATTATTCTTCATGCTTATGGTAATGAACGGAAAGCAAGTCAAAGAATTGGTAGATTATTAAGATTAAATCCGGATGATAAGGCTATTGTCCACATTCTATGCTACATGGATACTGTAGATGAAAAATGGGTAAAAGAAGCCTTAGAAGGTTTTGATCAAAATAAAATTGCATGGAAAGATTTCAGGGTTAACATAGATTAACCCTGATTTTTTTGTATATTGAAGTTATATGGAAGATACAAAAACACATAAGTTAGTATTGTATAATGATGAGTCTCATGATTTTTTATATGTAATAGCATGTTTAATAAGATATTGTGAACATGAGCCATTACAGGCAGAGCAGTGTGCATTGATAACACATAATGTAGGAAAATGTGCTGTTAAGTCAGGTGATTATTTAAATTTATTTGAGTTAAAAAGTAACTTTGAAGAATTAGACCTGAAAACAGAAATTGAAACCTATGAAAGTTATATGCATTGACTCTAGTAAAAAACCATCAAAAATATCATCAGATGAATGGATACAAGAAGGTATAGTTTATACCGTTGTTGAAGTTATCAATATGGGTTTACAACCTGGTAAACTTGGAGTTAGACTAAAAGAAGTTAGTCTTACACAGAAATCTTTTCCTTATGAGTATTATGACAGCAGTAGATTCCTTCCTATAGAAGGATTGTTTGCTGAAGCTGAGAAAATTAATGAAGAGGAGTTAGAATTAGATCTTATTTAATATGGAAGATTATAGCAAGGCAGATATTCTAAATGCATTATTGTCTCTAGATATGAAGAAGAGAACAAGAGTTCTTGTAGATCAAAGAAGTTATTTGATTGGTATTCTAGCCTATAGATTTATGATGACAGAACATCAAATTGCTGATAGAATCAACATAAAAAGAGACAAGGTTAACTACAATAAGAAGTTAGCAGTACAGTTTTATAATGATAAGCTGTACAAACAAAATGTTTATGTCTATGCTCAAATGTTTCCATTTGATTTTAGTGTGATTGAAGTAGTTTCAGTTACTCAAAGAGCAAAGAGAGTTGAGCTAGATATGGATAAGAAGTTTTATAATAAGTTAAAAGCAGCAGGATCTATTCTTGGTCATAAAGACATTAGGGTAACAATCATGTTGTTTTTAGAAAAAAGTTTGAAGTTATGGGACGAATGAAAGAAGTATGCATTCAAATAATGGAAGCTAACAATGGTATACCAGAAGGTATGACTATAGCTGATGTAGCTAGAATGAGAGATTTAGAAATTTATAATTGGAGAGAATATGAAAGACAACAAGAGAAAGCAAGAAATCAGTTTAGTCAATCAGAAAATTCAGGAGAGATTGGAAAGATTGAACAAGTCCAAGAAAAGTTCTCCCCGTCTCTCAGAAAAACCAAAACAAAAAGGAGTGAACAATGAAGAAGGAGACTAAAGACAAATTAATTACTACTTACTGGATAATTATTTATTCCTTAGCTGTTATAGGTGTATTAGGGATATGTAAGTATCTAGTATATGGGTCATTTTATTAAGTATCTAGTGGTATGGATAAGCCAAAACTTGTCCATACCATTTTGGATGGTGGGCCATGTTCACCTCTCTGTAAATGTATATGAAGACATATATGAGATATTAGCATCATTTGGTATGAATATACTAGTTGCTGCTGGATTTATTATTGATTATTTAGAACAAAAAAAGAAACCATGAAAGACGTAATTTTAGCCCTTATGTTGGGCACAGCATTTTGTTATGAGTTAGTTATATTTATTAAAGCTAGATCTTATATAAGAGTTTTTTACAAAACAAAACTCAGTGAAGAAGATGATAAAACTGTAAAGTTTGGAGTAGGTTGTTTCTCATTAATTTATGTGATATTCCTAATATTAGGAATGGCCATTAGTGAATTATGGTATGTTTACTTATTTATATTTGCTTTATCAATTATACAAAGTCCTATTACAAAATATCTTAAAAGTAAAGAGTATTGGGAAACTTTAGTACAATTTAAAAGATTGGATTGTGCTTTATCAATGGCAACAATTACATTTTTATTCTTTGCTCATTTTCATCCTGAAGTAATAAATTGGATATGGTAGAAGAAAATAAAGCACCAGAAATTATAGATAAAATAGTTGGCTTTTTCAACTTTTGGAGTAATCCTGATGATGAAAAAGGGGAACATGTATCTATTAAACAGTTTCAGTTAAGAATATATGATGTATCATATGATTTTGTATTTAAATGGTATATTACTGAAAAGGAATTAAAAGAAGTCTCTGACTTTACAAATATTCCAATTGAAAATGATATGCTTGCATTAGGTATAGGTGAATACTTTCTAGAACTTGCTGTTAAATCAAAATAAGACATTAGTAAACTTCAGTTCCCACACAGCGGTGAGATGGGCTAAGTTATATACAATTCCTCGGGGCTGGGAGTAGAAAGCTGAAGAGCTAATGTTGAATTAACCTTTAAATCAGAATAAGATGGACTTTGCATTAGGAATGCTATTAGGCATGTTTATTATGTGGGCTATAGCAAAAAGACTTCAGATAGAATGGAGAAAAGAAATAGAAGAACTAAAAGACTTTGATGTCTGGAAGGAGTGGAAAAATAAAAAACCATGACACTTAGAGATACAGAACTAATAGGTAAGAAGCTTGTAAAGTATAGGTTTTATAGAGATAATGAGGATCATCAACTTTATCAATATTGGGGAACAACTGGAGGAATTTATGTAGAATTTAAAATATATGGTGGTGTATGGGCTGCAATAATAACCCATAAAATAGATGCACGTACTGAAGTTAAACTTGATGGCCGTCAAGCTGTATTTACTCCAGAAGATTTAGTAGAAGAACATAAGAAGTTACAAGCAATGTTTAAATTTATAAGATCATGAATAGACATTTTCAATTTAAAGATCAGAAACTAAAGAATTTGATTGTAGATATTTGCAATGAACATTGGGAAATTGCAAAACTTGAAGACAGCAATATGGGATACTTATGGTATATGTATGCTGCAGGTACAAAGAAAGGAGAGTTTAAACCTTTTATCTTTTTATCAGAATTAAATTTACTTGTTAAGACAAGTCATGTTACTGAAGAAGAGAAACAAAATATGCTTGGCATGTTGTTGAGTGAGGATGATGATAATGCTCATCTTACTGGATACTCTATACTTACACTTAGAAAGAAAAGAGTAGACGAGATGGGATTATGGACTCTTGACAATGAAAAGTACAAAGACATTAATTATGTAAGAGACATAGTTAATCCTGAATTATTTATGAAAAACATGTAATATGGCCGAAATAATTTTAAAGTTTGATTCTGTTGAAGAAGCAGATGATGCAAGAACAGCATTAGACGGTTGGAGATGGAAAAATGCTATGTGGGAACTAGATCAACATCTCAGAGCTGAATTAAAGTATAATGAAAAAATATCTAGTGAAACTGATAAAGCTTATGAAAATATCAGACAAAAAATCCGAGAAATTTTAAGTGACAACAATTTAAACATAGAATAATGGAATGTATTAAATGTGGAGCTCCGGCTACCAAAAGGTATAGTCCTGATCTTGATATCAAAGGTATAGGAATGTGTGATGAGCATGAAGAAGAAATTAAACTTGATTTGCTTGTTACACAGTTTGAACCAAAAGGTTGGGAAAAGTTTGAAAAAAAATATTTAAAAGATGACAGAACAAGAACTAATTGACTTTGGTTTTGAAAAGGTAGTTATTACTGATGAACAAAGCCAAAATGGATATGACTATTATTATTACCAAAAAGAGCTGTGCTCAGGATTAGTACTTCATAGTACAGATAATCTTGATGTTGTAGATGATAAATGGGAACTCAAATCTTTTGATGTTCCAGCACTCTATATAACAAATACAACACACTACAAACAGTTTCTTGAAATTATGGACAATATAACTTGTTAGTATGTTTAGCGGTAAGTTCATTAAGAAAAATGGAAAGCTTATCTTCAATAGTCCAAAAGACAGACTTGCTTATGAGATTTTTGTAGATAAGATGCAAGAAGGACAGGTAATAGATATGTATTTAGATCTTGCAAATGCAGATCATAGTAAAGCACAACTTGCAAAAGTACATGCTTGTATTAGAGAATTAGCCAAAGAATCAGGATATGCTTTTGAAGAAATGAAAGATATAATAAAAGAAAATTCCGGACTAGCCGGAAAATCTTTTGCTGATTGCAGTAAGGATGAGATTATGTTAGCTATTGAAGCTTGTATAAAACTAGGTAAAGATAATTTTAATATTAATCTTTAGAATCTATGTTAGTTATACTGTCTTCAATTTCTTTCTTATCAATTTCTTTTTCTTCAATCAAATCATTTGTTGATGCTTGTCTTTCAATTTCAGCTAACAAAAGAGTTACTGTGTAAAAAGATCTTTCATGTGCTGAAAGTTCATTGTATTGCTTTTTCAATATGTTTTGCAAACTTTCTTCAGAAATACCTTTTTCTTGAAGAATGGTAAACAAATCATATAGAACAGCTTTTACCATCACGTAATAAGTTTTGTTTACTGGAACCTGGATGATAGCATCATCTTTGATTTCTTTGACTTTAATGGTGCTCATAATAATAATTTTTATCAAAAATAGAAAAAAAATGAAAATAGAACCCGAAATTGAGGAAATTAAACAAAAATTGTTTGATAAACTTGAACCTAGTGGTTGGGGTAGAGTTCTTAAATCTTTTATATTTAGCTCTGAGTTTACTGAGATTCTCAGTGAATTATACAGACAAAGTGTAAATGATAAGAGATTCACTCCTCCATTGAAACAAGTATTTAGAGCATTTGAAGAATGTCCTTATGATAAGCTCAAAGTTGTAATAGTGGGTCAAGATCCCTATCCTCAACTAGGAGTAGCAGATGGTATATCTTTTAGCTGTGGTAATACTAAAAAAGTACAACCTAGTTTAAGATATATCTTTGGAGAGATTGAAAGAACAGTATATCAAGAGTATCCTTCTTATCAAGATCCTGATTTAACAAGATGGTCTAATCAAGGTATACTAATGCTTAATACAGCTCTTACAGTTGAAGTAGGTAAAATTGGTAGTCATTATGATATATGGAAACCTTTTACTGCATACTTGTTAGATTGGTTGAATAATTATAATCCGGGATTGATTTATGTGTACATGGGGAAAAAAGCTGAAGAGTGGTCTGTCATTACTAACAATAGTAACCATAAGTTTACTGTTAGACATCCTGCTTCTGCTGCTTATAACGGCTCTAAATGGGATTCTGATGATATCTTTAATAAGATATCTAAACTGGTACTAGAAACTTATAATGAAACTATAACTTGGTGATATGACGGAGATATTTCTTAAGTGCTTAAAGGAGGGTTTAACTCCTAATGCATTTTATGTATTATACTGTATTAAAGAAAAAATAACAGTAGCAAATTTTGTTAATAAAGCAATAGAGTGCAAAAGGCTGCAAAGTGAAGCATGGCTTGATGAAAACTTGCATTTGACCTCAAAAAGCATTATCTTTATTACTGAAATTGATGGCTATTTTAGAAAGTCAAAGAAGAAAACCACTACAAACTTACTTGGCAGTAATTTTCTTGATAATATTAAGGAATACAATGAGATATTCCCTAATAAAAAACTGTCTAGTGGAAAGTATGCAAGAGTCAATCCAAAGACTCTTGAGAATAGTTTCAGATGGTTTTTTGAAACTTATGACTACACCTGGGATACTATCTTAAGAGCTACTAGAAAATATGTTGATGAATTCAGTATCCGTAGATATGATTATATGAGAACTTCTCAATATTTCATAAGAAAACAGAATACTGATAAAACATGGGATTCAGATCTAGCAACATATTGTGATTTGATTAATGATGGGGAAGATGAAATAGTAGATTATTTTAAAGAAAGAGTAGATTAATGGCAAACAAAGCACTATTGATTGTATTGGCTATTATTGGAACCTTAGTAGGTTGGGTCTTAACTGACAATTTTATTATTACAATAGGAATTGGACAGTTTTTACTTATTGAACTTACTATAACAGTAATGCATGAATTATACAATATAGCAAAAACAGATGTAATTAAAAAATCATAATATGGGTCAATTATTTAATGGTGCGGCACCTTTAATACCGGTAAGTGAGAGAGATGCTCTCAAGAAAGCAATCTATAAGTTAGATGCAAGAAGAAAAGGAAGACTGAAGTCACTGAAGAGTGCATGGCCAAAATTTAATGATGCCTTTTGTGATGGCTTAGAATGGAGAACTATCACCGTAGTAGGTGCTAGACCTGGAACAGGTAAAACTTTATTCATGGAACAGTTGATTGATGATATTATCAAGAACAATCAAGACCAAGAATTTAGAATGCTTAAGTTTCAGTTTGAAATGTTAGATGAAACCAACGGTATCCGGAAGTTGAGTCTAAACACAGGATATGATTATAATACATTGATGAGTAAAGCAGAACCCTTAGATGATGCTGTATTTAACAAGTGTGTTGAACTTTATCAAAAATCAAAAGACAGAGATGTTATTGATGTCATTTATGATCCATGTACAGTTGATGTAATGTGTGCAACAATACACCAACATATGGAAGATCATGCAAAAATGGTAAAAGATAAAGATGGCAAGCTTGTAAAGAAATACACAAATATGCTTGTCACCATAGACCACTCTGCACTATTTAAAGTAGCAAAAGGACAAGAAAAAGATAAGTTTGAGATGCTATATGCTCTTGGAGAAGCACTAACTTATATGAAGAAACACTATCCTGTAGCTTTTGTAGTACTTAGTCAGCTCAATAGAAATATTGATAACCCTGACAGAGCTAGAGATGGAGAATATGGTAACTATGTATTGGATTCTGATTTATTTGGCGCAGATGCTTTGTTGCAGCATGCTGATGTTGTTCTAGGTATAAATAAACCTTCTATAAGAAAGATTAGACAATATGGTCCGGAAAAGTTCATCATAGATGATGATGACATATTAGTTTTCCACTTCCTAAAATCAAGGAATGGTCTAACAAAGATGAGTTTCTTTAAACTTGACAGAGCAGCTATGAGGATTGTTGAAATTGATCCTCCAGCTCAGGCAACAAATACTCTAAGTACAAAAAAGTAAAATTTAAATTATGGATAGAAAACAAAAAGAAAGAGAGTATTTTGGTAAACATGCTGAGATCTTTAAGAAATTAAAGCTTGCAAGTCCAAATTTTACTCTAAAAATGGCATTTTATGAAAAAGGCCGATTTGGGAGAAACATTCAACTTTATGAAAGTGAATTAAAGAAGAATGAAGACATTTATATGGAATTTATAGATGTTGTGAGAGATGAAAAGGGTGCTGAACAGGACTATACTCCTATGTATGAGGATAGACCACTGTTTAAATTCAAAGCAAATCCTTTTTATGCAGAAGAATATGAGCTTAGAGAAAGAGCTGGTGGATACTCTGCATATGTCATTTCTGCTAGTGAATTAATGATGGTACAAGAAGATGGTACTGAGATTTCTTATGCTCTTTATGAAAAAAGAAGAGATGATCTTAAGAAACAAGAAGACAGTCTTCCAAAACTACAGAAAACACTTTCAGTATTTCCTGACTTTGAGGATGAGTTTCCTTCTAAAAAAGAAGAACTTGTTCTTGATGAACCTGTTAAAGCAACACCTATGCAAGTAGGGGGAGAATCTACTTTAGCTAATATTTCTTTACAAGATTTTGCTGCTATAATGTTAGTAAAACCTGTAAGTGATAAGAAATGGTTAAATGATTTAATAACAGAAGCAAGAAAAGATTTATGAGTATAGTACTTCCAACTAAGAAAGTTAAAGCAGAGAGATTAAATCCTAAAAGAATAGTGATTTATTCTAAACCAAAGACCGGTAAAACAACAGCTTATGCTGGTCTTGATGACAATTTAATTATTGATTTAGAGAATGGTTCTGATTTTGTTGATGCATTAAAAGTAAAAGTAAGTAGTTTACAAGAACTATTGGACACTGGCAAAGCTATTAAAGCTGCTGGTAATCCATACAAGTTTATTACTGTTGATACTGTTACTGCATTAGAAGATATGATTATGCCCCTGGCTATTAAGCTTTATAAGCAAACACCAATGGGTAAGAATTTTGATGGAGATACAGTAACTACATTACCAAATGGTGCAGGATATTTATATATCCGTCAAGCATTTTTCCAAGTTTTAGATTTTATTGATACCTTAGCTCCTACAATTATCCTATCTGGTCACATCAAAGACAAGGTAGTTGATGATAAGGGAGAGATGGTCATGTCTGCAAATATAGACTTGACAGGTAAGATTAAATCTTTAATTTGTGCAAATGCAGATGCTATTGGGTACATGTACCGAAAAGGTAACAAAACTATTTTGTCTTTCAAGACTAATGAAGAAGTTACATGTGGTGCAAGACCTGAACATTTACGTAATGAAGAAATTGTAATTACAGAGATGACAGATGGTGTCTTAACAACATCATGGGAAAAAGTATTTATTTAATAATTTAAAACAAAAAAAATGGCTTTAAGTACAACAGATTTGGGCTCAGGGAGTGGCTCATCAATGGCAAAAACAATTGCTCCTGGTAATCACGTATTAAAAATTAACCATGTAGAATTAGAAGACTTCAAATTTATTGAAGGAGCTAAGCATTTGATTCTACATGTAGAAACTGAACCTATTGAAGGTTTTGAAGGATTTGCACTAGATAAAGATAATCCAGAAAAAGGTCACTTCAAAGGTCAGATAGGTAGAGTGAAAGCATCTCAATATGCATATGCAGATGGTGCAACTAAGTCCGGGATTAAAATTCAAAGAGATAGATCCGTTCTTATCTTTTTACAAGGATTATCTAAAGCTCTTGGAATCAATGAGTGGTTTTTAGAACAAGATGGTCAACATGAGACTATTGATGACTTTGTAGAAGCATTTAACAAGACAGCACCAATCAAAGATAAATATCTTGAAGTATGTGTTGCTGGTAAAGAGTATTTGAATAAAAACTCTTATACAAGCTATGACATGTGGCTTCCAAAAGCAGAAAACAAAAAGTATGCATTTGGTGAAGTTGAAGCTGGTAAAGTCATTACTTATGATGAAGCTAAACATCTTAAAAAGTTGGAAGTTAAAGATGTAAACAATTTTGGTGATGATGATGATTTCACATCTCCAGGTGGTTTATCTACTGATTTCAGCCTAGACTAATTAATAATAGTGTAGGGGGGAGTCACGGCTTCCCCCTATTTTATTTTGTGAAGTTATGATTTCTACTAAAAACCTTGTATCACAGTTAGAAGATGTACCTAAAGAATGGGTATTTGAATATTATCTAAAGCTAACTGAAAAACTTACCGGTCAAAGTGTAAAAATTAAGTCAATTTTTAATAGCAGAGAGAAAACTGCATCAATGTATATTTATATGGATAACAACAATACATATAAGTACAAAGACTTTTCTTCTGGTAATGGTGGTGATGCATTAAACCTTGTTCAAACATTGTTTAATTTTCCAAGTAGAGGCCGTGCATCATTTAAAATTATTGATGACTATAATGAGTATGTTAAAACTCATGAACCAGCACCAGTAATTGAATTAAAAGCTCACTCTAAATTTAGAGTTTCTGATTATGAAATAAGACACTGGAATAACTTAGATCAAAACTATTGGACAGGATTTGGTATTGGTTCTAAGATGTTAGAACATTACAACGTAGCTCCATTAGATTTCTATGTTATGACTAAGGAAGACAACCTAGGCATGCAAACAAGCATGAGAATATCTGCAAACTATATTTATGGTTATTTTAAAGAGGATGGAACTTTATATAAGATCTATCAACCTAAAGTAAAGGATAGTAAGTTTATAAAAGTCCGGGATTATATTCAGGGAAGTGAGCAACTTAGAGGAGACAAAAAGTTTCTTATAGTTACTTCTTCACTCAAAGATCTCATGGCATTTAATAAACTCAAGATTAATGATGCAGAATGTGTTGCTCCAGACAGTGAGAATTCTATGATACCTACAAATTTCATGGTTAATGCAATTAAACACTACAAAAGTGTATTTGTATTATTTGATAATGATGAGCCCGGCCAGAAGGCAGCACAAAAATATCAGAACATGTTTGGTATTACTACAGTCAATCTTCCAATGGAAAAAGATCTTTCTGACTCAGTTAAAGTACACGGTATTGATGCTGTCAGAAATGCATTATTACCAATACTAAAACAAGCATTATGAGTTGGATTTATAAAGGTAAAGAGTTTGAAGACGGGGATATTCCTCAAGGAGCTGTAGGATTTATTTACAGTATGACTGCTATTATAGATGGTAAGTCTGTTGCATACATTGGTAAGAAGAACTTCTTTGCCAATATAAAGAGACCTCTAGGTAAAAAAGCACTGGCTTTAACTACTGATAAAAGGTTGAAAAAGTACAAAAGAGAGATAAAACCTGATTTTAGAAACTACTACAGTAGTAATAAAATTCTTAAAGATGCTCACAAAGCTGGAGTTCTAATCAAAAGAGAAATCTTATTGATATGTTACTCAGGTATGGAGCTCACATATCAGGAGACCAAACATCAGTTTGTTCATGAAGTACTTGAAAAAGAAGAATTCCTAAATGGGAATATCTTAGGTAGGTTTTACAAAATCAAATAATTATGACAGAATTAGAATTAACAAGCCTCCTGTTTCAGTTGGCTGATCATGGTGTGACCGGTGTTAAAGTAAAATATGATGGTGGAGGAGACTCAGGTGCCATAGAATGGATAGGTTATACAAATAAACCTTGTGAAACTCCAGAAGATGTAAATGATAATGTGGATGATTGGGAAAATGATTGGGTATTAGCAAAAATTTCTGCAGATGCACATAATGCAATTGATGAATTTGCTCATGAAAGACTTCTTGATGATATAGAAGATTGGTGGAATAATGAAGGTGGTTGGGGAGAGTTGTGTATTTGTGTTCCTTCAGGTAAGTATATCATTAATAATAATGTGAGAATTACTGATCATGAGAGTTATTTTCATGATGGTAGTCTTCTAGATAAAGTAAAAGAAGACTAATGAGAGAAAAAGAAAAAGCTGAAGAAATGTATAACAATGCCATAAAACTACATGGTATTGAAAAAGCTAAAGAAGAATCTTTGAAATCAGCAAAAGCAACACTTGCATTGGCACCATTTAGAGATGGTAAACTACCTGCAAGAAGTTACTGGGAAAGAGTTATTCAACATTTAGAAAAAAAGTAATGGCACATCCTTGGCAGCATGCAAAATCATCAGCTAAGAAATTTGGTGGTTCTCCTGTAGATTATTTGGAGATACATAATTGGTTTGATGAAACTAAGGCCTGGGTAGGTCATAGTATGCACAGAATGTTTAGACATCATTCAGAAGGAATATTTGAATGTGAAAAAAGATTTGGTATGGTAATTACCAACTCTGACGGTAAAGATGTATATGTCCGATATATTGGAGAACAGCATGTAAAAGAGGATTGTAATAATTACATTCCTACTGCAAAAGAATGGGTTGATATGATTGAAAGTGGTAAACCACATATGTGGGCCATAAAAACATTAAAAATTGAAGACTGATGGCAAAAATGATTTTTAGTAAAGAAGAGACAAAGAATATAATGATGATGTTGCAATCTGAAGATGCAGATAATCATGTTATAGCTTTTAAAACTCTACAGAATGTTGATTTTGATAAGTATATTGGAGAACTACTAGTTCTTCTTAAGTTTGGTGGGCATGCTTTAGCAGACTGGAAGGTTGGTTATGGAAAGATAACAAGTAAGTTAGAGAAACTTATATCAGACCAAACTCCACTTAGTAGTCCTAAAACTTTAGCTCTGATTACAAAACACAAAGGTTCTAAAGCTTCGGTTGAGCTATTTATGGAATTCTTTATTAGGGATATGACAAGGATGTTAGAATCCATCGGATACCCAACAGATAAATTTGAAATAAACATTAAATTTAAAGATGATGGACAAACAACAGAGTCTTAGTAAAATTGGTAAAGAGCTAATGTTGAAAGAGCCCTACTACGGGTTCTTTCTTATTATGCTGAATAAATTATGGGACAGTAAGAGAGTTCCTACAGCAGGTGTAAGTAAGAATGGTATTAATTATCAACTTGCTATTAATCCTGAATTTTGGGAAAGTCTGAGTGATAATCACAGACTTGGATTATTGAAGCATGAGTTGCTTCATATTGCATTTGGTCACTTGACTACATTCTTTAAGTTTTCTGATAAGAAACTTGCTAATGTGGCAATGGACATGGAAATCAATCAGTATATATCTAAGGAATGGCTACCAGAAGGTGGTATTGATATAGATGATTATGCTGACTTAAATCTTGATACAAAAGCAGGTTGTAGATATTACTATGACAAGCTTAAACAACTTCAAGATGAGAAAAACAAGAATGGTACTTGTGGAAATGAACCCATGGATCAATTACTAGATAATATTGAATCTGGTGATATTCCTGATCATAGTACATGGGAAGAATTTGAAGATCTTAGTGAAGCTGAGCAAAAGTTAATTGAGAGACAATTACAAAAAGTTCTTAGTGATGCTAAGGAACAGACAGAAAAGAAGAGAGGTACTGTTCCTGGGGAGATAGAAGGGTTGATAATAATTGAAGAGATTGCCAAGCCTAAATTTAATTGGAGAGGTTATATCAGAAGATTTACTGGTGTAAGTACTAAGGTATTTACTAAGAAAATCAGAAGAAAAGAGAACCGTAGATTTGATGCTAATCCCGGCCTGAAAGTAAAAATGAGACAACATATGTTGTTGGCAATTGATACTTCAGGATCAGTAAGTGATTCTGAGTTACAAGAATTTATGGGTGAAATCTTTCATATCTATAAATGTGGAGTAGATATTACTATTGTACAATGTGATACTACAATTAGATCAGTTGAGCCTTACAAGGGCAAATTTGAGATGAGTGTAGTTGGAAGAGGTGGGACTGAATTTGATCCTGTCCTAGAATATTTTAATGCCAACCTTCAGAAATATACAAGCCTGGTGTATTTTACTGATGGAGAATGTGGTTATTCTGTAAAACCTAGAGGTAATACTCTATGGGTTTTGTCAGAAAGATCTTATATGAATCCAAGTTTACCAGGTAAAGTTATTAAATTAGAATTATAAAAATTAAAGTTATGAGTCAAGTACAATTAAATGTTACAGAATTAAAGGATTTCATTAAGCATATGGTTAAGAATAACCAGCACATTCAGTCTGAAGGTAAAGTACCTGTGGCTATTAATATTGAGGGTGATGCAGGTTTGGGTAAAACTTCTGCAATTATGCAGTTGGGTAAAGAATTGCAAATGGATGTTGTAAAGCTGAATTTATCTCAGCTGGAAGAATTAGGTGACTTGGTAGGTTTTCCTGTAAAAGAATTTCAGATTTCAAATGCTGAAGGTAAGACTACCTGGATAAATGAATCTCAGATAAATGCAGCTAGTGCTAAAGGGTACAAAGTTGTAGGAAAGAGAATGTCACATGCTGCTCCTGAATGGATTCAGGGTAAAGGAGAAGGTGGATTCTTGGTATTAGATGACTATACTCGTGCTGATGCAAGATTTATGCAAGCTACCATGGAAATCCTAGATAGACAAGAATATGTATCTTGGAAACTACCAAAGAACTGGCATGTTATCTTGACTACTAATCCAGACAACGGTGACTATAATGTTACTTCTCTTGACGTAGCTCAGAAGACAAGATTTATCTCAGTTGAGTTGAAATATGATTCTGATGTGTGGGCTAAGTGGGCAGAGAAAGCAGGTATTGATGGTAGATGTATTAACTTCATGTTGATGCACCCGGAATTGGTGACTCAAAGAATTAATCCAAGAGCAATTACTACTTTCTTTAATGCTATTAGTTCTGTACCTAAGTTTGAAGATAACTTACCATTGATTCAAATGATTGGTGAGGGTTCTGTTGGAGCAGACTTTAGTTCTATGTTTACTATGTTTATTAATAACAAACTAGATAGAATCATCAGTCCTGAAGACATCATGACTAAAGATGAGCAGTATGTAATGAATAGCTTAACCAATGCAGTTGGTAAAGATGATGATTTCCGTGCTGATATATCTAGTGTTATTGCAACAAGGGTGATTAACTATTCACTTACTTTAGCTGACAAAGGTGCAATTGCTAAACCTATTATTGACAGGATAGCTAAACTTACTACAGACTGTGATGCTTTCACTGACGACCTTAGATATTACATGGTCAAAGAGATTGTTAACGGTAATAAAGTTAAGTTTTCTCAGTTGATGATGAATCAAGAGGTGGTGAAGATGGCTGTCAAGTAATTGAAACGTAAAAGGTTTTCCCCCTTTTATTAAACAATAAGCTAATTAATACAAACATAAGGGGAGGTAATACTCCCCTTTTTAAATTTAATTCTATGAAAACATACTTATTTATTTATGACGTAGAAGTGGATAGTACAGAGCTAATTATGAAGGTTCAGCCTTTATATTGTGCCAATGATAAGGTAGATTTTCTACCAATCAATGATAAAGATTATACTCCTACAAAAGGAGATAAGCTTTATTTCCTTCCTGGAGTGAATATTCCAAGAGTAAAGCTTAAAGATTTGTCTCTGCAACATGGTGTTAAAACTGTGAGAGATATTGACCAAGCAACACATGTATTTTGTGGTAAGAATACTAAAGATAAATTAGTAACTAGCCACTGGTATTATCAGATGCCTACACAAAAGTTAAGAGATTTGTTGGCAGATACTGATGATATGATGGATGAATACTACAAAGAAAATCTTAGAGAAGCTCTAGAGCACTATACTGAAGATGTTGTTGTTGTAGATTATACTTCAGCAAGTGAACTTAGAAATGCTGAGTTATCAGTCATACAAAAACATATTGGTAATGGTGCTTTGAGATCTTCTAATGTTTATTATACAGTTGACGATGATCATAAAGATTTATTTCCGGGTATTCTTAGTTTGGATCTGTATAGTGAAAGCAAGTTGCTAAAACATATCAATGGTGATGATGCTGCTACTATTGATGAAACTATGTTTAATCAGATCTCTGACATGTTCAAGAGCTCAGATCAAGATAATCATATACTTGCAATGGAGATTATGGCCAATTGTAACTATATAGAGAGTTTGCTATACATTGAAATGTTATTTAAAGAATTCTATAGTCATATGGGTAACTGTCATACTAGGAACCATGTAAATTTTAAGTCTTTGATTAGTTTCTTAGGCAAGAATAAAAACTACATGAGTACTAGTATTGATGACATTGTAAACTCCCTGATTAACAAAGATGTTTTAGATGTAGACAAAGTAAATGTTATCATGAAACATTATGGTCAGGAAATTGCAAATCAAGGAGGTACTACTCATTTTGAAATTAAAAGTGTAACTCTTTGTGAGGACACTGCAAAACTTCTTAATGCTAACTATGTTCATCAGACATTCCCAGATTACATTCCTGAAGGTGATGTAGAGGTACCTGAAATACATGGAGACCTTGCAGATCTTAGTTCTCTTGAGGATAACACTCCAGGGGTTGCGGGGGTTGCAGATGACATTGAAATATCTGATGAAGATATAGAAACTGCATTAGCTAGAATTGAGAGAAATGAACTCAAGTCAGAGTTAATAG